AATGTGCAGTAACTGTTGCACTGCCACCCTTGGACGATACCGCGCCAATCCAGTTGCCCTTCTTTTCTGTACCTGTTGCATCCTTAATCGCCCACTGCATGATCATGATCTGCATGGGCTTCAGGCAAAGGCAATCAGTAAGGCTTTGATCGGTCGGCTCATCGGGCGACGCAAACAACTTCTTGCCTGCGTTACCGTCGATTGCCGCCAGCATCAATTTAGCCTTATCACGTTTCTTGTCAGCGTCTTTAGCCATAGGGTCGGCATCAGATACCCAAAGCTTATGATATATCTTCCGGTTTTTATAAACATCCGGTGCCAATACAGACCAACGCAACGATATGAAACGGGCACCTTCCTTCTCATCCCACTTTGCTTCGTCAATTACGGCTAAACATTGCGTCTTTTCAGGAATTGGGTCGAAGTTTCCTCCTCCTACTTCATATTCGCCGTCGCTCTTAGCTGTATCGCCCGTCGAAAGTTCCCAGAATGATGACATGTTTTTAGCTCCTCAAAGACGGAATAAATGGCGTAAGCGGGTTAACGCCGGGCGAAACCGTAATCGGCTCCGTGATACCAAACCGGTTTTTGCTGACCGAAGCAGCATTTGCAAAAGTATTGAGAACACGAGTGCCATCACTGATAGCTTTTTTGCGCTCGCCTTCACCCATCGTGAATGTTTCCAGCCGCAAAAAACCCAGTAGATCAACGTCATCTTGATAATATTGCATAGACTTTTCGTGAACGCGAAGCGTGTAGCGGCTATATGCTTCGCCATCCGGCGGATCCAACCGCGTCGTGTCGGCATGAGCCACAAACACCGTGTGCATACCGCGACGCTCGCCCAGTAATCCAGCAGCCTTACGAACGCGAGCGTGCATCGTCGCAACTTGTTCCCGACCCGCTCCGTAGCCGCCGTAAGCCTGCTGTATGCCCTTCGGCTTCTTTGGGTCACTATCAACGACGCAGTGGACGAAAAGCCTTTCCAGTGCGCTAACGCTGTCAATGACCAGCGTTTTATATTCGTGGTCATCATGGATCAGAGCCTTTAGCTGCTCCCAAAGCTCGTCGGGAGACGTTAAAAGTGGGAATGCGTCTGGGCGCGTTGATTCAGGGATGGCTTGAAGGCCATCTTCTGCTCGGATAAAAATGGGCTTTGGGAAGGTTGCGGCGAGGCTAGTTTTGCCAACGCCTGCGTCGCCCGTGATGGTGACGATGACAGGTCGATCAGCGGGTTTGCTGATCGTTTTCATGATGCTCATTTGAGCTTCTCCTCTTTGCTGACGGGGTTGACATTATTGGTCCTGCTTTATATTGTCAAGGTGTAGTTTGATTGAATAAAGGCCCAACTTATGAATCAGCCCAGCATAATGACCATCGAGCAGGTCCGCGACGCGCTCAAGGACCGCCGAATTGGCGTTGTTGCCGACGCCTGCGGTCTATCTTACCCCACCGTCAAGGCCATCGCCGATGGCGAGACCGGGGCGAAATATGAAACGGTAAAGGTTCTTTCCGACTATCTCAGTCGGAATTAACCCATGACCGCACGCGCGTTTTGGGAGGCGGGCCACCGCGTATTTGGGCTGCACGGCGTCACGAACGACGGCAAATGCGACTGCGGGCTGCCGTCTTGCACGGCAATCCTGAAGCATCCACGGTCGTCAAAATGGCAGAACACGCCGCATTGGGCTGAAGATCAATTTAACACTTTGGAGAACGAAACCGGCCATCTTGCCACCGGATACGGCATCGTCGTGCGGGGCTTATTGGTCATAGACGTTGACGCGCGCAACGGCGGCGTTGAATCATACGCAACCCTTGTTGAGAAAATCCCCGCGATAGCAGGCGCTGGCCTAATTGTTGAAACTGGATCGGGCGGCGGATCAAAGCACTTATATTTCAAAATCCCCGAAGGCCTTGCGCTGCTCCAACACCACGCTGACTACCTCGGCGTTGATTTCAAATCGTCTGGCTATGTCGTCGGACCCGGCTCGCTACACGCCAGCGGCAAACACTATGTTGCCGTCGTAGGCACACCAGCCGACATTGACGACGCGCCACCAGAACTAATCGACCTGCTGCGCAAGCCCGAACGTCACCGCGCTGAATTAGCGGACGGTTCGCATATCGACGTGGCGCACGCCGACATTGCGGAAATGCTGGCGGTGATTGACCCGGACACCGACCACGAAACGTGGGTTCGCTGCGGCATGGCCGCGCACCACGCATCCGGCGGTACAGCTTTTGACGTCTGGGACAAATGGTCTAACGGCGGCACAAAATATCCGGGCCGCGACAAGTTAGAGCGCCGTTGGCACTCATTCGGCAAGTCGGCCAACCCCGTAACGCTGGGAACGCTCGTCCACTACGCCGAGCAGAACGGCTGGAAACAGTCCGTAGAGTTTACGTCCACTGTCGATTACAGCGAGGAAGTAGTCAGCGGCCTGCCGTTCGACATATCCGACATTGACCTCAAGCGACCTCCGGGCTTTGTCGGCACCGTCGCCGAGTGGATCAACGATCAATGCCGCAGGCCGCGCGAACACCTCGCCGTTGCCGGTGCCATAACCGCCATGGGCAACATCATAGGGCTACGATACACCGACGACCTCGACGGCGTCACCGGCAACCTGTTCATGTTCTGCGTCGCCGGATCACGCACCGGAAAAGAGGCAATCCTTCAATCAATAACAGAATTGCACAAGGCGGTCGGCATTCACATTGCCACGCACGGCTCAATCAAGTCCGAACAAGAACTAATGCGGAACCTCACGCGCCACCAAGCTTCATACTACGTCGTTGATGAAATCGCCCACCTGCTCGGCAAGATCAAAAACGCTCAGACCAAGGGTGGGGCCATATACCTCGACGGCGTACCCGGCATTCTCATGTCGGCCTATTCAAAGGCCAACGGGTTCATGCTTCTGACCGGCGACTTGAAAGAAGAAACCCGCCGCATGATCCGGCAGGAAGCCCAGCAGATCGAAAAGCAACTCGAAGAGGGCAAGGCAACCCGTGGCTTAGAGGCGCGCCTTGCCGCGACATACCAACAACTACAGTCGATCGACAACGGCCTGGAAAAGCCATTCCTGTCGCTGATCGGGTTCACGACGCCTGTCAACTTCGATGTCATGGTTGATTATCAATCCGCCACGAACGGGTTTATTGGTCGATCCCTGATATTTAACGAACGCGAAACCGTTCCGCGCGCCAAGAAGAAGTTCAAACCGCGCAAGTTGCCTATGCCGCTCGAAATGACGCTCAAGCAGTTGTTCCTCAACGGCGAAGTCGATCAAACCGGCGGTAGCCGCGTTGAATACTATGGCGATCGCACAGTTGTGCCGACCACTGCCAAAGCAGCTCTGATGTTGGAAGCCGTAACGGAATGGTTTGAGGACATGGCCGAAGAACAGAAATCCATAACCGGGCTGGAGGCGCTGGCTCTCGGCGCCTATGAACTTGTTTCCAAGGTTTCTCTTGTCCTGGCAGTTCCCGGCGGTATTCGTACCGAAGAACACGTCCGCTGGTCGTTTGCGTTAATCAAGCGAGACATTGAGGAGAAGACCCGCCTTGTCGTGTCGAACGACCGGGCCAAGGATAACCCGCTAATGGCCCTGCGGTCTAAGATCGCCAACATGATTGCGGGCGACGAAGGAGAGACACTGGGTGTTATATGCGACCGCATTCGGTCAAAGAAAAAAGCAGATATCGAACACGTTTTAAATGAAATGGTCAAAGCGGGCATTGCAATCGTTATTGAAACCTATAACCGTTTTAATAAGAGAACTACAAAACGGTATAAAATGATCTAACGGTTCACCGAACAATTATCCAAAACGATGCGCGCAACTCCGTTCATTCCGAAGTCATCCGTCCAGTCTGAACCCTGCAGTACGTAATCCAGTTCACGCAGGAGACCTGCGACGTGACGTGCAGGATGCTGCCGCAATCGGTCTTGCACCATTGTGACTTGCTTGACCGTGGGCGGAATATGCACGCCGCGCCTGCCGTGCCGCTCCGGTTCGCGTCCCAATCTAGCAATAAATAAACGAGCCATGTCGGCTCCTATTCCCATATCTGGCGTTACCGTGATCGGTAAAACGCAACGTCTTTCCGTAGCTTTTCAACTTGAGACTCAAGATCGGCAATGCGCGCGTCTTGAAGCTCTTTCGGGATGTGCTTGGCGACTTCGGCGCGGACCTTTTCGCAGTCGTAGCGCTCACCGAGCACATACTTATCAACGGCCCATTTCTCGCCAGACAGGAGCGCCTGAACGATGTTGTCAGCGCCGCGCCACAATTCGTTCTGAAGGTTATGCTCGGCATTGGACAGCAGATAGTTTTCCGTGGAAACCAAAAGCTGAGAATAAAAATCGTCTGCCGCCTTTTTAAGTATCGGCGCAAACTGGTCGGCATCCATACCAACCATGAACTTCTCGACCACATCGCGGGATCGGAAGTAGTTGGGACCAAGCACCGGATGCTCGGTTCCTTTTTCAATTTCTGCTTGGTCAAACATCTGTTCGGTCCCTAACAATGATTGGTCATCAGCCATCAGCTATTCGAATTCAACGCCACGCCGATCATCTTCATATAAATCTCCCGATCGCCAACATTTATCATGGCTGGCGTCGGCTCTCGCATGGCCTCAATAACCGCACGAACGACGTCGCGCGGGTCAACAGTTGTGCCTCCTGCCGTATGAATCGAAAGAACTGAGATAATACCGGCGATATTGTCGATCATTGGTCGGTCCTCGACTGATTTAGTAAAACGTCTAGCTTGTGTCGATCGTTATCGACCATGAGCAGTACCGCTGCAACGCTCTCAGGAGGCCCATAGCGCGCCCAACGCTGGCCAGTGCGCTTGGACATGCCAAAGACCTGGCCAGCCATCTGCTGGGTCAGCCCTAACCGCCTGAGCGCGTATTTATACTCCAAAACCGTCATTTTTTAAACCCGTAAAATGCAACGCGGCAGTGGGTCAAGCAGTACGACTGCTCTTTGTGAGCTTTGCTGCCGCAATACATCATGTCCGCACCGGTGCCAGACACCGGCCATCGACATGATGCGGTCGTCAAATCCATAAGGGTAATACCGCCGCCGGGTGTGTAAACGACAGGCACCGGTGGGCGCGGTCTAAACATCCGCTGTATGCGGTCCCACCCTTTGCGCCGCCAGCTTCCGAACGTGGCCAGTGGCTTATGAGATTTTATACGTGTCTCTTTTGTGCGGGACAGACCTAGTCTCTTAGCGCGGCCAATTACTGCGTTCTTGGTTACGCCCAGCAGCTCTGCTATTTGTTTTGCGCGCATTTTATTATAATTCTCAAAAAGAATTTTGTCCATTTCAACGTCCCAAAACCTCATTGATAACGCCCTCCACTTCGGCCTTGAAGGCGGAGTTCTTTTGCATTCTGCGGATCGTCTTCCGGCAGCCATTTAAAACCGTGGAGTGATCGCGATTACCAAGGCGTCGACCGATCTCAGGGTACGACCATCTTTTCAGGGTCTTAACGACATAGAAAAGAATCCAGCGGGCTCGCACCACCTCTGTGCGGCGGTCATCTTGCAATAATAAATGCTCAAAAATGCCGTAACGGGCGCTTACAACACCGATGCAGCGGTTTAAGGTGGCCATCGAGCCCGGCGCCAACTGGGTGACAGTGATCGGCGCAGCAGGCTCTTGTTTGATGATTTTGACGATGACAGGCTTTGTTTTTGTCGGCATGGGTTTGCGGTTCTCGCGCAGAGCCCGCAGCCGCATAACCGCAGCGCGCTGATTGGACATGATTTCGTGAATGGTCATTACCGTGTACCCTTACGCTTGATTGCAATGTACTGCCATTGATGGCCATGGAGTTTTTGGG